CTTGTCCTAGTTGTGTAATCTCAACATTTAAATCGTTTTGGAATACAACTTGATGTGGTAATCCTAGTTTGTCTAAGTAATATGTAAGTCTATTGTTTAAGTATGCTAAGTTTTGATCAATAATCTTCTTACGAATAAAACTATCTTTGTTTGTTAACAGTTTTAATAAAAACTCTTGATGTTCTTTGAAACTAGTTAAGTCATTAACAGGTGTCCAGTCTATAGTTTGTACTGCTGATGTGTTTAACTCGTTAATTTGTGCTTGATAAGGATCTTCTTCGTCTTGTTTATTTTGTAAAGCAGTTTTTAAACTATCAACATTTTGTCTATGCTCATATGCTTCTTTTGCTGTTTCATAGTAAGTAGTAGGTCTGCCATTGATATCACCAATGTCATCAAGACCTTTAACAACGTCATCTACTTTTTTAGCAATCTCTGATCGATAGTCAATTGCTTCATCTAATTCTTTTTCTTTACGTGTTTGTAGTTCTGCTTTTTTATCTGCGTGTAGTTCTTGTCCACATGTATAACAAGTAGCATCTTCAAGATTTGTTATGTCTTTAGTTGCCTTTTCTACAGACTTCTCAGCACGTTGTAGTGCTGGCTCTAATGTGCTTAATTCTTTTTTAAGAGCCAAAATAGCATTGTTATGCTCAGTCCAATTTGATAACTTTTCGTGTGCATCTAGTTCTGCATCAATATCTAAATGCTCTAGTTCGTCGATTGCTTTAACTAACTTATCTGTGTCTTGTTGCTTTTTAGAAAGCCAAGCACGTTGAGTACTTTGCAAATTAGAAATAGTACTTTCAATTTTACTATTTGCTGTTTGAATTGCTTCAATTTTAAGAGTTTCTTCAGTAATAGCATCTCGAGTTTGTTTTGTTTGTTCTTTAAGAGCAGTAGCCTTTTCACTTAGTATAGTAATACCTAACAACTGTTCGATAATAGCACGTTGATCATTAACACGCATACTTAAGAAAGGTTCAGTATAGGTATTTAGAGCAACAATGTGTTTAAACATGTCGTGACTCATACCTAACAGATCGTTTACATCATCTTGTGTTTGTCTACTATCTCCTTGAGACTCGTCTATTAATTTTTCTTGATCATTAATATAAAATCTAAAGAATGTTGGTGATCTACCACGTTCAATACGGTATTGATTGCCGTCTTTTTCAAATTGCAACGTAACTAACATGCCTTTTGAGTTAGTTTTGTTAATCAAGTTATTGCGTTTGATGTTTGTAAGTGCAGTGCCGTATAATGCATACGACAAAGCGTTAATGATAGTAGTTTTACCGGTACCATTACGTGATCCGCTATCATCACCGCCTTGATCTAAGTTCTCACCTAGTACAAGCGTCAATTGTTCGCCTTCAAAGTCGACGGCTTGGGTTTGATTACCCACACTCATAAAGTTTTTTACGGTTAAGTCTTTAATCTTAATCATATTAGTGTTCTAACCCATTATAAATTTGCAATAACATATTTTTGTCATAGTTATTAGTGTCTAGTTCTGCAATTTCGTTGCTAACAATTTGATCTACACTTTCAAATTGTGCAATATCAAGTTCTGTTGAAATTTCTTCTAGTTGTTTTTGTGGAATTAAAGTAATCTCTCGACAATTATACTGAGTGATGAATGTTTCTTTAATAAAACTAGCTTCCTCATAACTAATTGGTAAGTCTAATGTAACTCGCAAGTACATTTTAGGTTTAATTAACGTGTCAGCATCATCTAATAGCTTGCTTAGTGTTACAGTTCGATACTTAGGACAATTTGGCCAGTTAATATATTCTGGTTCTTTGTTATTTTCTTTATCGAGTATCATCATACCGCGGTCATCATCACCTACGTCAGCATAATTATGCGGAAATGCGTTGCCAATGTAGTGTATAGCACCTTGCTTCTGTCTTTTATGAAAATGTCCACTAAAGACGTACTCTTGATGCTTAAAATGTTCAGGCTTTAGGTCACCGTGGTCGGGCATACGCACTAATGCGTTCATATAAAAGCTAGGAAGTTCAAAATGACCAAACAAATACTTTGTTTTAATGTCTTTCATCTTCTTCCATTCGTCTCCTACAAGCCAAGGAACAAGTGCAACGTCATCTTCGATAAGAATTTCGTCTACAAATGTAATTCCCGGAATGTGTTTTGCAAATGCAGTTGAGTTAACGTCACGTTTGTCTTTGTAATACAAGTCGTGATTACCGTCAAAGAAGTAAAACTTCTCAAATGCAGCACCTAGCTTTTCCATACTACGAATTGTTGCATCCATAGTTGTAAGATTAAGTGAATTTCTATTGTGATGCCAATCTCCACAGAAGATGCCAGTTTCGCAACCGGCAGCTTGTGCTTGTTCTATGTACCAATCAATAAATTCTTCGCAATCTTCGTTATGAACACGACTATTGCCTTTTAAACCAAAATGGATGTCTGTAAACACCGCAGCTTTCTTAAACAAAGAGTATCCTCCATATAATACTATGTATAAGTATACAGTATAATTATACAGTTGTCAAGTATTAATTCTTTGAATATGAAGATATTTTTGCATCTTCGTTTCTTTTTACAGAAGCTTCCCATTCACCTTGATGCTGTCTTGTATAACTTGGATTTAAGTCATTCATTTCTAAAATATCGTCTCTAATGTTTTGATTACGCTTTTCGATGTTAATTACACGAACAAAACTGTTAGTTACAGCCGCAGTATAGTATGCAAATGGATTTTGTGACTTTGATTCGTCAAACTGTAGTCCAATTTGTGCTAATTGCAGTATTGCTTGCCCACGCATTTCGTCATTATAGGTATATCCACGTACATTTCCGCGAGTAGCATAGCGTTCACACAATTTAATCCACATCATTGCAAGATTATCAGTTGCTTTTCCGTGTTTATTGTTAAAACAACCGTTTTCCATTCCACCTTCCCAATGACTTTTGCCTACACATACTAATTCGCCGTCTTCATTAAACTTATAATGTTTAAAAGGTGGAAAATTAAGTTTAACTTTTGTATCTGCAACTGTCTTAGGGTTCTTTTTGCGTCCAGGCTCTTCGGGAATGTGATCAAATGTCATTACACGGAAGATTAATTCTTCTTTTGTAATTTTTTTATAATCATGTTCGCATTCTGCTTGCTTTACTTTTTCACCTGCTGATTTTCTTCTATCATATTCTGCGGTTGAAAGTTTTTTTGCTTTGTTACGCTTTGCTTCTGCAATAGTACGGATGTTAATTTTATCAACGTCTAGTAAAATTATATCATAATCGCCGTAGCTTCGTTCAACGTAACTGTTATATGTGTTTTTGCTTTTGTGTATCTCTTTTAGTATATCTTTATTATTGAGGTAATTTTTGGGTCTCATTTATTTCTCCAGTTGTTATATTTATTATAATATACTATGTTAATTTTGTCAACTAAATACTAGTGGAGAATCAAACTATGTCTATATTCAGCGCCTTTAACAATTTATCAACATCTGTAAATAGTGCATTTAGTAACATTACATCAGTTGCAAGCACTATTAATAATGTTACATCAAATATAAATCGAGCTTCAAGTAGTATTGATAGTTTTGGATATGGTGGCGGCATAACAGGCACACTATCTTCAATATCTAATATAGCAGGAGCAGTAAAAAATTCTGTTGGCGCAGTAGATAATTTAATAAACGGAGGCGGCACTGTAGGACAAGTAGGCAGTGCAATTAGAATGATCGGTAATACTTCACAAGGAGTTGGTTATAACGCTGCACCGCCGACTAGACAATTATCAAAAGCAATAATTTCTAGCAATATTACATCCAAAGACCCAGATGACTGGAGAGTTAGTATTAGTGTACCGTCTGTGCTTATGAAATCAGGACCAATAACTCCATTAGCAGGTACTGGTAATAAAATGATATTTCCATTTACTCCAACAGTGCTACTGAGTCATTCAGCTAATTATAGTAAAATACAACCAGTACATACAAATTATCCTTATAATGCTTATGAAAGCAGTCAAGTTGATCAATATACAATAGTTGGAGAATTTTTAAATGAAAATCAAGCTGATGCAGCATACTGGTTAGCATGTTTGCATTTCTTACGTAGTGCAACTAAAATGTTTTATGGAAATAGTTCGTTAGTTGGGCAGCCACCCGTTGTTTGCAGATTAAATGGTTATGGTGAACATGTTTTAAATAATATTCCGGTAGTAATAACAAACTTTACTACTGATTTACCTGCTGATGTAGATTATATTGAAACAACAGCATTATCAGCAAGCGGATCAAAGAAAAATTTTGTTCCAGCATCAGTTACAATGACAGTACAGTGTGAACCACAGTACTCAAGACGTTCTCAAGCAGCATTTAGTTTAGATGATTATGTTACTGGCGCTCATATTGGCGGCTCGGAGGGATTTGTATAATGAAAGCTAAAGGTTTTGGACCATATGGTAGAACACCAATTAATTCTGCAGGTTATTTAGATATTTTAGTTCCTAGACCTGTTCCAGTAGCAGGCGACGATGTTTTATATGAAATAACTTCGGCATATAATAATCGCCCGGACTTATTAGCGCACGATTTGTATAATAAAAAAGAATTATGGTGGGTATTTTCGCAAAGAAATCCGGATATTTTAAAAGACCCTGTATTTGATTTTGTAGCAGGAACAAAAATATATCTTCCGCAAGGTAGTAAACTACAGTCTCTATTAGGAGCATAAATGGCATTTAATTTTTCTAAAATAGTTAGAAGTGTTGAAAAAGCATCTAATACTATAGCACAAGTAGAATCTTTAACTAGAGCAGCATCTAACTTTAACACAGGAATTCCGTTAAAATCTAATGCTACATTTCCAACTGCTAACTCACTTGGAATAAGACAATCGATTGGTAGCTTTGATAACGTAATTTCGGCAAATTCATTTTCACAAACTAACTTATCAAATTCAGTTACCGCAGCTTTTAATCCAGCAGCATTGAATAGTTTAGTTTCGAGCCCGGGTGATGTTGGAAATGCAGCAGCGGCAGCTAGAGAAGTTTCGCAAGTAATATCTGGCATTTCTAATAGAACAACATTTGATGTTAATTCTGGGCTTTCATCAAACTTAGGAAAACTAACATCAAATCTAGGATCTTTACAAAATATAACTGGAACATTAAGTAGAGTTACAAGTCAATTTGGGTCAACAATAAATTCTATATCTTCTAAAGTTTCTTCCTTATCAAATTTTAGTTTTGGAGGATTAGGCTCAATAGTGTCTAGTTTTGGCGATTTTGGAAAACTAGTTGAAAACGTTATAACTGTTGTGCCTAGGAGTATAGCTGAACTTCAAGGAGCCGTCGGCGGCGAATTTGATAGACTACGTCAACTTGCTGATGCACAACTAGATACTTCGGGTATTACTGGAGATTTTTTAGATTTAGGATTTTCAGATCCTTGGGGAGGTCCAACTATATCAGGAAGTGGTGTTGCATCTAATTCAGGAAATTCAGCAAGCAAAATACCAAATCCTTTAAGAGATTATGCTAGTCACAATTATATTATTACTTTAGGAATACTTGATCAAGATGAATTTAATTATCCTCAAAGCTATAGAAATGGAGACTTTAACCAAAAAATTATATTAAAAAGTGCCGGAGGCCAGTTAGACAAAAGATACAAAACAGCTTTAGAAGGTACTGACAACGCTGAATATTATCTTGATAATTTAGACTTAGATGCAGTTATTGCTCCTAATCCAAAAACAAATGTTGCACTTGGTACTTCGTTAACTTTCGAAGTTACAGAACCATATAGTATGGGTCAGTTTATTGAAGCTATAATTGGTATTGCAGCAGAGTTAGGATATGCAAATTATACCGACGCTCCTTTTTGTTTAAAAATTGAATTTGCTGGCTGGTCACAAGAAGGTTCAAATGCAACATTAGTAACACCTCCTATCTACATTCCAATTTTAATAACTAAAGTTGATTTCTCAGTATCAGGAAAAGGCAGTGTATATAATGTTACAGCAGTACCAATGACTGAAACAGGCCTAGACGACAAAGTACAAGAAACACAAGTTAACATTAATGCAGTTGGATCTGTTGTATATGAAGTTGCAAACGGAGATGAAAAAAGTATTCAAGCTACATATAACGAAAGAATACAAGAATTAGAACAAGCAAAAACTATAGAGCAAGGTGATCGATATATTATTGCATTTCCAAAAACTCCTGATGCTATTGTAAATTTAGTTAATGGACAAGGTGGCGCATCCTCTGGACCATTAACAGTACAAGCAGATGAACAACAGCGTAGAGAAAAGGGATTAGCGTCTGCACAAACTGACGAAAGCACACAGCGAAAACAAGCCGGAATTGATGACAATGCTGTTGCAGCGCCTAGCAATTTGTTTACAATTTTAAAATCGTTTGTTTCCTCTGATCAAAATACTAACGACATTGGATTAAGTCCATTAGTTGAAAACACTTCAGAAGGCGGAGAGCAACCTCAAGCAGAACAAGAAGCAGCATATGACGAATTTGGAGATATTGTAGATATTAGTAATAATGAAACTGCTGTATCAGAAAAAGGCCGCACACATTCTTTTGAGCAAGGCGAAAAAATAACAGACATCTTACAAACACTTATACTTAGAAGTAGCTGGGCAAAGGAACGAGCAACTGAAGAATCTAAAAATGGTGTACGTAAATGGTTTAAAATTGATACGCAAGTATTTTTAGATAAAAATGCAGCAGCATCTGGACAAACAGGAAAAACACCTAAAATCTTTGTTTATAGTATCCTACCATATTATGTAGACGAAGCAAAATTTATGGGACCTAGTTCAAGACCTAAAAATACAGAAGGTCTTAAAAAACAGGCAGCAAAAGAATACAATTATATATACACTGGAAAAAATGAAGACGTATTAGATTTTGATTTACAATTTAATAACGCATTCTTTATGTCTGCATTTGGTAACTTTGGTCAGAATACTGGATCTGTTGCCCTGCAAGGCGGCAATAAGGCAACATTCCAACAAGGTGATGATGAGCATGGCAGTAAAGCTGAGGGCAGCGGCGGAAACTTTAGAGAACCTGGTGCAACAATCAAAGAAACTACGTCAATGCGTCATGTAGCAGGCTCTCTAACATCGGATATAAAAACTAGAATAGCAGAACAATTCCATAATACTATTATTAACAGTGTAACAGATATGGTTACTGCTGAAATGAAAATTTGGGGAGATCCGTTTTTTCTTCCACAACAAACAGGCAACTTTACAGGAACAGCTACAGGTAATCCAAATGTGTTACAAGAGCAAACAATGAACTATTTGCAAAATGAAGTATTTTGTGTAGTTAACTTTAAAACTCCATTTGATTATCAACAAAACGGTGCTACTATGGAATTTCCAAGTACAGTGCCGCATTTTAGTGGATTGTACAGTATTTGGGCAGTAACAAATAGTTTCAGCGGCGGCCAATTTACTCAACTAATTAAGTTAATACGCCGCAGAGGACAAGACGATCCTGCAACTGGGTCAAGTAATCCTATTCAACCAGATAGTAATGCAGATATTGCAAAAACAAAAGACACTACGCCGGGCACAGCAGGCGGAGCCAGCGGCTCGGGAAGTGCATCGAATGCTGTTAATAGTACAGCTGGTGTAACAGAACCGTGCGCTACTACTAGTGCAGTTGCCGCAGTACAGAATCTAAGTTCGATAGCAACAAATCAACAAGCTATGGCGCTAGAAGCATTTGGAGGTAGTGGACCTATTTCAGCTCCAGTAGTAAGAGTAGGTGATTTTTCTTATACACCAAACCAATCCGTATTCCCTGTTGCACCTAGAGTGAATAATTACAGTGAGTCGACTTCGAAATCATCTCCAACATCGGCTCAAAATCAATATAGTGAATCATATTTGAAAACAGGCGGACCACAATAGTATGTCAGTAAGTATTACAGATCAAGAAAAGGCATTACTTAATTTAATTGCTAAAGGAGAAGCAACACAAGGTGCTGATCCTTATACTAGCCTTTGGCCTAGTAGTTCAGAACCAGGTTTAGTACAAATGACTCTTTCTGAAGTACAGCAATTTCAAAGACAACGAGTAGCAAACGGTTTTAGATCTAGTGCATGTGGAAGATACCAATTTATACAAACAGCTCTTTCAGATTGCATTCAATATCTTGGCTGTAATCCTCTTGCAGTACGATTTACACCAGATATTCAAGATGCATTAATTATTGCAAAATTAAAAAAACAACGTAAATTAGATCAGTGGATCAGTGGAAGTATTGACACTCCTGCGTTTATGTTAGAACTTTCTAAAGAATTTGCAAGTTTTCCAGTTCCTTATGATGTACAGAGGCGCGGCAGAACAATTTTCAAAGGGCAAAGCTATTATGCAGGAGACGGATTAAACAAAGCTAATCACGATGCTGATTCAGTTTATCAATCATTAGAAGATATAAAAGCAGGCGGCACCGGAAATGTAACAACAGTTGATACTGGAACAACTGGTCAAAATGGAGCATTGCCAGAACTTGGACAATCACCTAGAACACAGATTGCAAGACAAGCAGCAGGTACTGGCGTAGGTAATGTTCCGGGCACAGGAAGACCTAATTCACAGCCAATACCACCAGATGTATTACCTCCTGCTTCTACTGTTTTTCTATATCAGCCAATTGACCCTTTAGATGATCGTTATGATTTTAGAACAGGAAAAATGGTAAAAGATATATTACAAAATGGCACAGATGCAGCAGCAGCTAATCCGCATACTGAAACTAGTATTGGTGAATCAAATGTTGCAGGAACTAATACCGGAGTTGTTCCACAAGGAACTGACCCTGATTTAACTGATCCCCGTGGCAGAGATCAAATATCAACTTCGGATGACGGTTCATCTGCTGCCCCTGCAGCACCTCAGACATCAGACGACTTTGCTGACACTACATCAGTACCTACAACAGCGGAACAAGACGCTGCACTAGCAATACTTGGAAACACACCGCCTGCTCTAGATACGCTTTTAAGTACAACTGCTCCATGTCCAGAACCAGTAACTACGCAACGAGTGTCTGTAGGATACGGCGTTGGACAAGTTGATCCTGCACTTGCTAGTGCAGCAACAACAGCCGTTACGTCTCTTAGTGAATCAGTTACTGATGTTGGCGACAAATTGTTTTCGTCAACAACAAATACTAGTCGAGAATACGAAGTTAACGGTAGAAAAGTTTCTCAAGCTGAATACGAAGCAGCACAAAAACAAATTAACTTATTCCGAGGAGGCCCAACCTAATGGCTACAGGAGAATATACTAGAACAACAGGCGAAATACCCGGCGGCAACTTTAGTAGCGGCCCGTACGAAGCTGTTGTTGTAAACCACCTTGATACAAAATATATGGGAGGTTTAGAAGTTGAAATTATACGATATACAGGATCTGGCGGTTCTCCAGAACGCAGCGGACAACTTTTAAATGTAAAATATTTGTCACCGTTTTATGGTGTAACACCTACAGCAGGATTACAAGAAAATGACGGATATGAATATACACAAAAAAGTTACGGTATGTGGATGGTGCCACCCGATGTAGGGTCGCGTGTACTAGTAATATTTGCTGAAGGAAATCCAAACTTTGGATATTGGATAGGTTGCATTCAAGACGATTATATGAACTTTATGGTTCCGGATGGTAGGGCAGCAACTGAGCGCACTACAGATGTTACACCAGCTAACCTAAAAGGCTCAAAACTTCCAGTAGGCGAATACAATAAAAAAATTGAAGATGGAACTTTAATTGATCCGACTCTTTTTAATAAGCCATACAACAAAGATTTTACAAGCATACTAGAAGTACAAGGTTTATTATCTGACGAAGCAAGAGGAACTACAACAACTAGTGCAAGACGAGAAATTCCTAGTGCAGTATTTGGTGTTAATACTCCTGGACCTTTAGATAAACGTCAAAATGCTCCAAGAGTAGACATAGGCTCAATAGGAAAAAAAGCTAATGTTCCTTATAGTCGACTTGGAGGAAGTAGTTTTGTAATGGATGATGGCAACGACAAATTTGTTCGTAAAACCCATGCAGAAGACGGCCCGCCGATATATCTTAATAGATTAAATCAAGAAACCGGTGGCGACGAAACTATACCGCATAACGAATTAATGCGTTTTAGAACACGTACAGGACACCAAATTCTTTTACATAATTCTGAAGATTTAATTTACATATCTAATTCTAGAGGAACTGCTTGGATAGAATTAACTTCAGACGGCAAAATTGATATACATGCACAAGACAGCATAAGTGTTATGAGTGATACAGATATCAATTTTACAGCAGAAAGAGATTTCAATATTGAAGCTGGTCGAAATATTAATTTAAGTGCCACAGCAAGATGGAGTGATGGACAAAAACTTTTTGATTCAAAGGAAAGTGGCAGAATTCATCTTGAAAGTGAATTTGATACTAAAATGCATGTAGGCGGAGATTTTAAGTCTACAGTTGTAGGATCGTCTGATAATGTTGTTAACCTTGATTATAAATTAACAGTTAAAAATGTTATTAATGTTCATACAAATGCTGACTATTATTTGAAGTCAGATAGATCAATGCATCAAAAAAGTGGTGCTAGTTTTTATAGAGAAAGTGCAAGTAATATTCACGATTTAGCTGCTGGCGTACATTTTATAAAAGCAGCAGGATTTAATCTCAATACATTCGGTGGTGCAGGCGGCGATGAAGGCGGCGACTGTAGATTTTATATTAAAGGAAATATGGAAGGAATTATTGAAGGTTGGAGACATGAAAAAATAACCGGAGAAGTTCATTTAATTTCTGAAGCAAATATTAGACACGAATCTACAGATGAATATGTGGTAATATCAGCAGAAGATATTCACCATGAAGCAGCAGCTTCCCATCATGTTATTTCTGGACAAAGTTCTTTTCATAATTCAGGATCAAATGTTAATATTCAAGCCTCTGGCATTATAACAGGTGATGCAGGAGAAGTACATTGGAACAGTGGAAATAGTTCAGCAGCAGCCGAAGGAGGTGATCCAATAGTTGCACTTACAGCATTATCTGCTACAGCAGCTACAGATCCAACTGATGCAGCTCCTATAGAACCATTAACTACAGTTACACTGCCTTACATGTTTCCAGGTGCACAGCAACCTGTTCCTTACGAAAGTATTTTAACAAGGGCTCCGCAACACGAACCTTGGCCACAACATGAAAATATGAATCCTTTAGCATTTAAAAAAGAAGAAACAGATAGAGAAATGCCAGGTACGCTAATTCCTGCAGATAGAATAATATCACCTGATATTTTCAATAAAAATAAAGCAGTTAACACTAGTTCATCAACTGTAGCAGGATCCGGCGGCAGCGTTTCAGACTTTGACGGAGGAACTGGCGACGGCGCTGTAAATTCATCACCTAATGCTGCTGAAAGAAGTGATGCAACCTTTGACTCAGATGGTGCTGAAGGAAAATTAGTTACGATTTATGCTAGGAAAGCAGGATTAAGTACACAAGTTGCAGAAGTATTTGCTACTAATTTCCAAAACTTCTTAGACGAATTTGAACAAGTTTATACAATTGAAAGATTGGGTGGATATTCATACAGAAAAGCTGTTGGAAGTAGAAGCTGGAGCTGTCACGCATCAGGCGCAGCAATTGATATTAACTGGCCTAATCCTGTAGTGAACAATGGACCAAATGGATTCTTTAAACCACGTCCGGGTAATGCACCTATCACTGATATGCCAGCAAACACAAAAGAAATTGCAAACAAGCACGGCTTAGGTTGGGGAGGCGCATGGAGAAGTTTAGACGATGCTATGCACTTTAGCGCACATACATCTGAAGGCGGATCATTTACCTTTCCTCGAAATGGCACAATACCAAAAGGACCGTCAAATTATAACGAAACTACTACTCCAATTAAAGCAGACGAAGCAGCAGGCGAAACAACACCAGATGAAAGTGCAACACAAGTAGATCCAACACAGTCTACAGGTCCGCAAAATGCTGACGGCACTCCTGGAAATGCACAATAGGTAAATATAACTATGAGTGAGTTAGAAAAAAATCTATATAAACGTATAACAGTATCTAGTAAAGCTAGAGCTGCTAGATCCGGAAGAACCTATAGAGGATTTAGTACAGTAAATTCTGCAAATACTAGTTTTACATTGTATGATTTTGAATTAATTAAACAAGATCTTATAAATCATTTCCATATTAGGCAAGGTGAAAAGTTAAGTGATCCAACGTTTGGATGTATTATTTGGGATATATTATTTGAACCATTTACGCCTTCTATACAAGAAGCAATTGTTGATAATGTTACGTCAATAATAAATTTTGATCAACGTCTTTCTGTAGACGATGTTGTAGTTGATACATATGAACAGGGTATACAAGTAGAATGCTCCGTTACATACTTACCGTATGACATTTCTGAACAACTTAAATTTAAGTTTGATCAGAAAAACGGCTTACTATAAATTAAATACGCACTTTTTCTTTTCAGATAAATATCATTGTACACAAGGAAACTGCACATGTCGACATCTGATAGGCAGTCAAGGCTTTTAATAGCTGAGGACTGGAAGAGAATTTACCAAAGTTTTAGGAACGCTGATTTCCAAAGCTACGATTTTGATAACCTGCGTAGGACAATGATTAATTACCTGCGCCAAAACTATCCTGAAGATTTTAACGATTATATTGAATCGAGTGAATATCTTGCGTTAATTGATATGATTGCTTTCCTTGGGCAAAATTTATCATTCCGTGTTGATTTAAATGCAAGAGAAAATTTTCTTGAAACAGCAGAACGTAGAGAAAGCATATTACGTCTAGCACGTATGCTGTCTTATAATCCTCGCAGAAACCAAGCAGCAAACGGGTTATTAAAAATTGCTTCGGTTAAAACAACAGAAAATCTTACTGATAGTTCAGGTGCAAAATTATCTGGAAGAGTAATTAAATGGAATGATCAAACTAACACAAGTTATTTTGAGCAGTTTATTAAAATACTTAATTCAGCACTACCTGTACAAAACTCAATCGGTAATCCATTAAAACAACAAAATATTGATGGTGTACAAACACAAAAATATCGACTCAATGCTACAAATACAGATGCTGCAATTTTTCCATTTTCTAAAAATATAGAAGGTATAAACACACGCTTTGAAATAGTAAGTACTGACATAGACGGCGACTCACTTATTGAAGAACCTCCTATTGCAGGCACAAGCCCAGCATTTTTGTTTAGAGATGACGGACAGGGCGCAGGCAGTAATAACACTGGATTCTTTATGCATTTCCGTCAGGGGAGACTAGATTCAGGACCGTTTACTGTAACTAATCCTGTTCCTAATCAAATTATTGCAGTAGATGCAGAAAATATTAACAACGATGACATATGGCTTTACAATGTAGATGATAATGGATTTGAATCAGCAAATTGGACTAAACTTTCTAATATTGAAGGCAATAACATTATCTATAATAGCTTGTTTCAAGGTATCAGAAATATATTTTCAGTTGTTACTAGAGTAGGTGATAGAATTAACTTAGTGTTTAGTGATGGGGTTTTTGGCAACTTACCAACAGGTAATTTTAAAGTTTATTATAGAACTAGTGCTAATGCAAATTTAGTTATTACGCCAAACGCAATTGGAAATGTAAATATTTCAATACCATATCAAGGTCGTAGTGGAAATTTAGAAACATTAACTTTAGGATTAAGATTAAACTATACAGTGTCAAATGCTACAACATCAGAGTCTGATGATAGTATCAGACAAAATGCTCCAGCAACATATTATACACAAAATAGGTTAATTACAGGCGAAGACTATAATGTTGGACCGTTAGCAGTAAGTCAAGATATTATTAAAACAAAAAGTACTAATAGAATTTCAAGTGGTATTAGTAGATTTTTTGATTTAAAAGATCCTAGTGGAAAATATTCTAGTGTAAATGTCTTTGCTGACGATGGTGCTCTTTACAGTGAACTATTTGATACTAAAACTGATTTTACTTTTAATACACAGAGTGATATTGAAGGTATAATCTACAATACTATAGAACGTATAATACAGTCAGCTAATTTAAGGAATTTTTATTTTAGCAAATATCCTAGATTATCAACAATTGATTTACAAGGTGTTTGGAAAAGTTACGACCAATCTACAAATAGGAATACAGGCATATTTACAGCATCACAGGATTCAACATCAGTATTTAAAGTAGGTAGTTTTACAAGTAATAATTTTAGATTCATTGAAACTGGAACTATGATTAAATTTAAAGCTCCGTTAGATAGTTTATCTAATCAACAATATTTTTTACCTAATGGAAAACTAACAACTAATGCAACAGAACAAAATTCTTCATTGTATAAATGGACCCAAGTAGTTAGTGTTGCAAACGATGGAAGTGCTGTTACAGAAAATGTTGGTGACATTGTCCTTTATGATATTATTAATGATGGAAGTATTATTGAAGAAATAGTTCCAAAAATTTCTAAAACTCTTTCTAATGATTTAAAAATTCAAATTATTGACCAAACTTTTGCTTATAAAGATTTTGCATTAAGATATGTAACTGAAGATAGAGAATGGAAAATTATACTTGCTGAAAATATTAATACAATAACAGAATTTGCACTAGGCAAAACTGGCGATGCAACAGGAGCAAATCTTGATTCTAGTTGGTTATTGTATTTTAAAACTGACGGTGAGAAATACACAATAACTAATCGTAATCAACGATATATTTTTGAAAGTGCAAATGATGTAAGATTCTTATTTGACAATGTTGATAAAATTTATGATCCAAAAACAGGCAAAATTCTAAGAGATAAAATACAGGTATTAAGCATTAATAATAAGCCAGGTTTTACAGTAGGATATACTAAAAATTATGACTGGGCTATTGGCGATGCATATAGAGATTCTGAAGGATATGTAGACACAACAAAAATACAAGTACAATTTTTTGATCTAGACGATGACGGCACAGCTGATGATTTAGATTTATTCAATACTATAGTTGATCCAAACAATGTATTTTTAGGTGTAGAAAAGAAAACAGTATTCCAAAAGAAGTATACAACTACTGACGGCGTTGAAGATTATAAATTTTTTGCTAACGATAATGACGAAATTTTATTTAAGACTAATGAGGCTGCTATTGGTTCCCCTAGTCTTTATACTAATGGACAAATATTTTACTTACAAGAAGAACAGGTGTTTAAGCAATTAAACACAGTAACTGGCACAACTTCTTTGTCCTCAAATTATAAAGCATTTACTGGGCGTTCTGGTTTAAAATTCCAGTATATTCATGTTGCTGATAGTAACTATAGAATTGACCCAAGTGCAAGCAATATCATAGATACATTTGTTTTAACTAAAAACTATGACACTCAAATAAGACAATATCTTAATGGAACAACAAAAATATTTCCGTTACCACCTAGTAACGATCAATTAACTAGAGCATATGGCAAGCAACTTAATGAAATAAAATCAATTAGTGACGAATTAGTATTTCATCCGGTTAAGTACAAAATACTTTTTGGTTCTAAAGCAAAGCAAGATTTACAAGTGAAATTTAAGATAGTAAAAAATAAAGATATTGTTGTAAACGAAAATGAACTTAAAACTGAAATTATTGATACAGTTAATAAGTTTTTTGAAATTGAAAATTGGGATTTTGGCGAAACATTTTACTTCCAAGAACTTAGTGCATATATTATGAATTCATTAAGTCCGGCACTAGTTAGTGTTATTATTGTTCCAAGACAAGGTACTCAAACATTTGGTAGTTTGTTTGAAATAAAATCAGAAATAGATGAAATTTTTATTAGCGATGCAAGTGTATCAGACGTTGAAATCATTGACGAATTAACAGCATCAGAGCTACAAGCTAGTGGTGATGTTATTACAAGTGTTTCGACTGTAGAAAGATCTGCAATAACAAGCACAACAGAAAACGTTTCTTCTACAACAACTGGCGGATATAATTATTCTTCTAGTTCAAATTCATCTAGCAGCGGAGGCAGCAGTTACTAATGGCGTATAACGATGATCAAAATGAGAGCCCATTACCAGCCGGCAACGGAAGTGATAAAAGATCAGCTAGTGATTTAATACCAAAGTTTTTTCGTTCAGAAGCAAACAGAAAATTTTTACAAGGTACAATAGATCAATTAATACAGCCTGGCCAAGCTGAAAAATTATCTGGATATGTCGGACGTAAAACTGCTAAATCTTATCGAGCAGGTGACAACTATATTGGAGATGTATCTAATAATAGAGAATCATACCAATTAGAGCCCGCAGCAGTTATTAAAGATAATCTTGATAATGTAACATTTTATAAGGATTATAATGATTATATCGGAACACTTAACTACTTTGGTGCCAATACAGCAAATCAAAGTAGATTAAATGAAACTGAGTATTATAGCTGGAACCCAAATATTAATTGGGACACATTTACTAACTTTAGAGAATACTATTGGGTACCAGAAGGTCCGATAAGTATTCCAGTCCGTGGACAAAGTAAGGATATTGTAAGTACTTACAAAGTAACAACAGAAGATCAAGGCGATAATATTGCATATGTGTTTAATGATGGGCTAACTAGAAATCCGTCACTAAAACTTTACAGAGGACAAAAGTATAGATTTGAAATTGATACACCCGGACATCCGATGGCTATTTCGATTAGTAGATCATTTACACCTGGAGCATCAATTATCACAGCTGGAACAGCTGGATTAAGGGCTGACGGATTATTTGATGCTACTTTATACGATGCTAATGACTCAAAATATGACATGGGAGAATTTATTATTCTTCCTAGTAGCGGCAGTGTTAGCTTTGCTGACGATGATAATGTATCAACATTATACCCTGATGGAATAGTAAAAATTGGCGAAGAGGGTGAAGAAGTTGCTACTGCTTATATTGAAAAGGGTGTAATTGAATTTACTATTCCGCTCAACGCACCAGGTAAGTTATATTACATTAGTAAAAATGAAATTGATACTAGCGGAATAATTCGAATATACGATATTGAAGAAAATACTTTTCTTGATGTTGAAAATGAAATCTTAGGTAAAAAAGATTACCTAAGTGCAAACGGCGTACAGTTATCAAATGGAATGAAGATATCATTCCAAGGAGATATTACTCCTGCAAAATATGAACAGGATCAATGGTATGTTGAAGGAGTTGGCGATAGTATTGTTCTTATTAACGAACGTGATTTAGTAATACCAGCAGCATATAGTGAAAATAAACTAATTCCGTATGATAGTGACAAGTTTGATAATTTACCGTTTGCAAATGCAAGTGCATACGCCAATGATAAAGATTATATAATAATAAACAGAGCAAGTCAAGACAAAAATGCATGGAGTAGATATAATAAATGGTTTCATAAAGATGTTTTGATTAAAAGTTATGAATTAAACAATCTGCCTATCGATATTAATGAAGAAGGTAGAGCAAAGCGTCCTATTATCGAATTTGAAGCTGGGTTAAAACTTTTTAACTACGGTGTACAATCTAAAACTGATATTGATTTAGTTGACGTATTTACTAAAGATGTATTTTCAACAATTGAAGGAGAGCAGGGATACAACGTTGATGGTATAGCGTTAGCAGATGGTATGCGAGTGTTATTTACTGCTGATACTGATATTCGTGTTACAGGTAAAATATATCAAGTTAAGTTTGTTACAATCAATAACATACGACAAATTAGTTTGATTGAAACTAACGACACTGATCCTTTACAATTACAAACAGTGTTTGTTACCCAAGGTAAAAAGTATAGCGGTCAAACGTTTCATTATCATTCAAACAATGTTTGGACGGCTGCACAAGAAAAAACAAAAATAAATCAACCTCCATTATTTGACTTGTGTTCGTCAACTGGCGATCAATATAGTAATCTAGAAATTTTTGATTCAAGTACATTTATTGGATCAAGGGTATTTTCTTATAAAGAAGGTGACGGAGTTGTAGATTCAGAACTAGGATTTCCACTATCATATAAGACAATTGAAAATACTGGAGATATTGTTTTTAACTTTGACTTAATGTCTGATGAGTTTACAATACAAAGTGGAGAAGTTATTTCTTCTATATCGACTAGTACTGCTTTTCTTAAAAAGTACAAAGGCTTAACTGATTTTGAATACATTAATGGTTGGTCTAATAAACCAACTACTAGTAAACAATATGTAGTCCGTCAGTACACAGCTTCTGAAACACAAATCAACGATTTTAGTGTTGATGTTTTTGATAATGCTGCTGATTTAAATGATTTAAAAGTTATTGTGTTTGTTAATCATTCTCTAAAAACAAACACCGTAGATTATGATATTAATAGAATTGATAAAAGTGTATTAATTAGATTTAAAAATAATTTATCTGTTAATGACATTGTAACTATCAAAGCACATAGTGCAACAGTTAAAAATAATAAAGGATATTATGAACTTCCTATTAACTTAGAAAGAAATCCACTAAACGAAAACATTGGAGAATTTACTTTAGGTGAAGTAAACGATCATGTTGGAAGTATCGTTGAAGAAATTCCAAACTTTTCAGGAGTATTTCCAGGCAACTCAAACTTACGAGATATGGGCGATGCAGATCCGTATGGTAAACGGTTTGTAAAACATGCAAGTCCGTTAAACTTATCACTTTATCATCTAACAAGCAAAGACTTCAATATTGTAAAAGCATTAGACTATGCAAATAATGAATATTCTAAATTTAAAAGAGTATTTTTAGAAACTGCTGAATCATTAGGGTTTGACGGCCCAATTAAGCAGCATGTTGATAAAGTATTGCAAGAGGTTAATAAAGATAAGATAAAGTCACAACCTTTCTACTTCAGTGATATGTTAGCATATGGTCCGTATAATCGAATAGAATATAAAATTTTAGATGCTAGAATACAAACATATGCATTAACTAATTTATTTACACTTACAGCATTAACTGAAAAAGCAGTGTATGTTTACTTAAATCAACTACAATTAACTCACGAAGTTGATTATACATTTAGTGATGAAGGATATTTAATACTTAATGCTAATCAGCAAGATAATGATATCCTTGAAATATATGAATTTCAATCTACTGACGGCAGTTTTATTCCACCAACACCTACTAAATTAGGATTATTTCCAAAGTATGCACCTGAGCTTACTATTGATGACACTTATATTACTAGTGAACCAAC